AATTAAAGAAAGCACTATTAACATCAGTTGATTTATTACAATCAGGAATGTATGATGATATTAGGTCACTTGTCGACTCAGCTTTAAAAGCAGGTATGGATAAGAACTTAGGTCACGAATATGAAAAAGATGTTGAAGATAGATATCGTGCTGAATATAGAAATCCAATCGCTACACCTTGGTCTGTAGTAAATGAATTATTACAAGGTGGTTTAGGTGGAGGTGATTTTGGATTAATATTTGGAGGTCCAGGTGGAGGTAAGAGTTGGTCGTTAATTGCTTTAGGTGCTGCTGCTGTTAAAGCAGGATTTAATGTTAATCACTATACATTAGAATTATCTGAAGCTTATGTAGGTAAAAGATATGATGCTTGTTTTACTAATATATCAGTAGCCCAAATACAAGAACATAGAACAGACGTTGAAAAAGCGGTTTCTAATTTACCTGGTAGATTAGTGATTAAAGAGTACCCGACAGGTAAAGCGACTATAAGCACTATTGAGTCACATATACAAAAATGTAGAGATTTAGACCAAGCACCTGATTTAGTTCTTATTGATTACGTAGATTTATTACGCGCTAATAGAATAAGTAAAGAACGTAAGGAAGAAATCGATGATGTTTATGTAGCTACTAAAGGCTTAGCACGCGAAATGAATGTACCTATTTGGAGCGTATCTCAGGTAAATAGAGCGGGTGCTAACGATAATATTATCGAAGGTGATAAAGCAGCAGGTTCGTATAACAAAATGATGATTACTGATTTTGCAATGTCGTTATCACGTCGACGTCAAGATAAAGCAGGTGGTACAGGTAGATTCCATATTATGAAAAATAGATATGGCATGGATGGTATAACTTACGCAGCTGTCATAGACACATCTACGGGTCATATACAGATTGATAACAATGAATTAGATGAAGAAACACTTGAGAGTGAAAAACCAAAGAAATTAAATGAAAATTTTGACTCATTTGATCGTGACACTTTAAAGAGAAAATTTTTCGAACTTAATAATAATAGTGGATCTTAAACATATTTATGTTTATATGAGTAAAGTAGTATTAGTTTCATGTTCAGCAGGTAAAACTGACCAAGCGGCACCAGCTGAAGATTTATATAATTCAGATTTGTTTAAAAAACAATTGGAATATGCTAAAAAATTGGCTAATCCAAATGATATATATATTATATCTGCTAAATATCATTTAGTACCATTACGTACTAAGATCGCACCTTATAACTTAACGTTAAAGGAAATGCCAGCTAATGAACGTGAAAAGTGGGCAGAAGTTGTTTTAAAACAATTACAACAAAAAGGTTATAATCTTGACAGAGATAAGTTTGTTATTTTAGCAGGAAATGCTTATCGTCAATATTTAGAACCCCATATGAAGAATGTTGAAGTACCTTTTGAGGGTCTTCGTATTGGACAACAAAAGAAAGCGTTGTTACAAAAACTTAAAGAAGCTATCATTAAGTTAACAACAAAAATAATTAAGGAAGTAAAAAAACTTTATAAAAATGGAGTTCTCTAAACAACAAGTTGAAGAATTGATGAGTCAATATCTTCAAGACAATGATGACTATGGTAATGAAAACGAAAGTGAATTAATCACTGAGGTGTTTAATGGTTTTAACTCATTATTGTTAGAGAATACTAGTGATAAAGTTTCATCAAAGCTTCTTCAAGAACACAGCAATAGTTTAAAAGGTATCAATAAAGATATTTTTGAAGACTTTGTATTGTATCTTAACATGACTGAATTAGACAGTCGATTATTGTAAAAATTTATTAAAAAAACAAAGAAGCTGCAATAGCGGCATGACATCGTACACTTAACTATGAAATATTATATTAATGGAAAACAAACAACAAACAACAGTAAAAATGGATGTAACTCAAGAAATCTTATCAGATTTAACTTGTTACATGAAGTACGCTAAATTCAGACCAGAACTAAACAGAAGAGAAACATGGGATGAATTAGTGACAAGAAACAAGGAAATGCATCAAGACAAATTTCCACAATTAAAAAATGAAATTGAAGACGCTTACAAATTAGTATATGATAAAAAAGTTTTACCTTCGATGCGTAGCTTACAGTTCGCGGGCAAGCCCATTGAGCTTAATAATGCTCGTATATTTAATTGCTCTTTTTTGCCTTTGGATGATTGGAGATCGTTCAGTGAAATAATGTTTTTATTGTTAAGTGGATGTGGTGTTGGATATTCAGTTCAAACTCATCATATTGAGCAATTACCTGAAATTAAAGTACCAACTAAACATAAAAGATATTTAATTGGTGATAGTATTGAAGGATGGGCTGATGCTGTTCGTATGTTATGTAAAGCATATTTTCAAGGAGCACCATTACCATTATTTGACTTTAGAGATATTAGACCAAAAGGCGCTCAGTTAATCACTGTAGGAGGAAAAGCACCAGGTCCAGAACCATTAAAAGAATGTTTATTTAACTTACAAAAAGTATTTGAACGTAAAAAGAATGGCGATAGAATTACTTCAGTAGAAGCTCATGATATGGCTTGTCATATTGCAGATGCAGTGTTAAGTGGTGGTATTAGAAGAGCAGCGTTAATTTCATTATTCAATTTGGATGATGAAGATATGTTAACATGTAAATTTGGAAATTGGTGGGAACAAAATCCACAACGTGGAAGAGCAAATAACTCAGCAGTTGTAATGCGTCATAAAATTGATGAAGATGAATTCTTTAAATTATGGAAAAAAATTGAATTAAGTAATTCAGGTGAACCAGGAATTTATTTTTCAAACGATAAAGATTGGGGTACTAACCCATGTTGTGAAATTGCTTTACGTTCTTATCAATTCTGTAACTTATGTGAGGTAAACGTTTCAAATGTTGAATCACAAGAAGACTTAAACGAAAGAGTAAGAGTAGGAGCATTTATCGGTACATTACAAGCAGCATATACTGACTTCCATTACTTAAGAGATATTTGGAGAAAAACAACTGAAAAAGATGCTTTATTAGGTGTTGGTATGACAGGTATTGGATCAGGAGCTATTTTAAATTATGATTTAAAGAAAGCAGCTGACTTAGCTAAAACAGAAAACGCTCGTGTAGCTGAATTAATTGGTATTAATAAAGCAGCTCGTGTAACAACAGTTAAACCATCAGGTACCTCATCATTAGTATTAGGTACATCAAGTGGTATTCACGCTTGGCATAATGATTTTTATATTAGAAGAATTAGAGTAGGTAAAAATGAAGCAATTTATAATTACTTAGCTACTAATCATCCTGAATTAGTTGAAGATGATTTCTTTAAACCAACAATACAAGCAGTAATTTCAGTACCACAAAAAGCACCAGTAGGTTCTATTTTAAGAACTGAAAACGTAATTGACATGCTTGAGCGTACTAAGAAGTTCAATGTAGAATGGGTTAAGAAAGGCCATAGAAAAGGTGCTAATACAAACAACGTATCCGCAACTGTATCAATTCAAGAAAATGAATGGGAACAAGTAGGACAATGGATGTGGGAAAATAAAGATACATTTAATGGATTATCAGTATTACCTTATTTTGGAGGAAGTTATAAACAAAGTCCTTATGAAGACTGTACCGAGGAACAATTTAATGAAATGGCAAAACACCTCCATCAGATCGATCTATCTCAGATTATAGAATTTACTGATGATACTAATCTCAGTGATCAAGTCGCTTGCGCTTCAGGTCAGTGCGAGATAGTGTAATGGAGGTGCTTGCGAGAAACTTACTCCTGCTATATTTATTGGAAACAACATCTATGGCAGGAGTAATTTATAAAATCACTAATCCTAAAGATAAAATATATATTGGGTGTACTATTGATTTTAAACGTAGATTATCTGAATATAGACGATTAAGCATAAATGGTCAAGTTAAATTGTATAATAGCTTAATTAAATATAAATTTGATAATCATATATTTGAAGTAATAGAAGAATGTGATGAAAGTATACTTCATGAACGTGAAATATATTGGATTAAATATTTTAATTGTATAGAAGAAGGATTAAATATTAGATTAGGTAATAGAACAGGAGCTTTAATGGAAAGTACTAAGCAAAAAATATCCGAAGCTCTTAAAGGACGAAAAAATACATGGACAAAATTAGGCGGCGGATCTAAAGGTTATAAATATACCGAGGAACAAATACAAAAAATGAGCAAACCTCGCGTAAATAGATGGGAACGAGATAAATTAGTACCTCCACATATTGTAGAAGAAATTAGATTAAAACATAAAGAAGGACATAAACGTTCGTCTTTAAGTAGGGAGTATAATGTAAGTTGGGGAACAATTAAGAACATAACAGATCATATAAACTCATATGAATAACCAACTACAACAAGGAATACATTACTACTTAGAGAAGGATAGGGTCATATTTACGGCCCTATTCCATTCTCAAAGGGGACAATGTTGCGGAAACGGTTGTAGACATTGTCCATATGAACCTAAACATAAAAAAGGAAATAAAAATATTTTGACCACAAAAAAGTAACTATATTTAGTTATTAATAAAAGTTATGATAATCCATTCAAAGGAAATTGTTACAAAAGAAATAAGTAAACTACAACCACTCAAATATAACCAATTTTATTGGTGGCGAAAATTTAAGGAGAAGTCTCCGTTGTCAACTAAAGATGCTGTGCATGCTAGGATAGATAACGGGGACTTCGATTTTTCGTCTTATTATTGGCAAGCACAGTACGCGTTACTTGAAATGGAAGAAAAAACAGGACACATTACAGATCCAAGTATTAGACATGAGTCTCAAACTTTATTTAGAGAACGTTATAGACGTTTAATGAATGATTTTGAAAAAGATGAACCACAACGTTTAGAATCATATATTAAAACTATGACTAGCTTATTTGAAATAGAAAAAGATGAGTTAGAAAAGAAAATGGAGAATTTTGATGGAACCTTAAAAGAACTTTATATATTAATAAAGACAAATTATAACTTTAGAGCAATACAAAAACGTAGGGGTAGACCTAAAAAACAATAATATGAGTAAATTTCAATCAACAAAATTATTTGACGGTTACAGTACAGTGTTTCGTCAATGGAAAGCAGAAGGTACACATTGTAGATTCCTTCATGGTTATGGAGTATCATTTAGAGTATGGTTTGAAGGTGAATTAGACGAACGTAATTGGGT